TTTACTCCTCATGCCGTCTGATAGTGCGGAAAAACGGTGCTGAAATTTATAACCGTACCGCGCTGGATAATACGCTGATTTACAGTGGCGTTATTGATATGCCTGCCGGTCATGGTCACATGACGCTGGAGTTTTCGGTGTCAGCATGGCTGGTAAATAACTGGTATCCCACAGCAAGTATCAGCGATCTGCTGGTTGTGGTGATGAAAAAATCCACAGCAGGTATCAGTATCAGCTGAATTTTATAACCCAGAACGGGCGTCAGAAATGACGCCTTTTTTATTGCAGAAAAGCGAGAGGTAATTATGCGTAAACTTTATGCAGCCATTTTGTCCGCAGCCATTTGTCTGACCGTATCCGGTGCGCCTGCATGGGCGTCTGAGCAGCAGGCCACGCTGAGCGCGGGGTATCTTCATGCCCGGACGAACGCTCCCGGTAGCGATAATCTTAACGGGATTAACGTGAAATACCGTTATGAATTCACGGACACGCTGGGGCTGGTGACGTCATTCAGCTATGCAGGAGACAGGAATCGCCAGATTACCCGTTACAGCGATACCCGCTGGCATGAAGATTCCGTGCGTAACCGCTGGTTCAGCGTAATGGCGGGGCCGTCTGTGCGCGTGAATGAATGGTTCAGCGCGTATGCGATGGCGGGAGTGGCTTACAGCCGTGTGTCGACTTTCTCCGGGGATTATCTTCGCGTAACTGACAACAAGGGGAAAACGCACGATGTGCTGACCGGAAGTGATGACGGTCGCCACAGCAACACGTCTCTGGCGTGGGGAGCTGGCGTGCAGTTTAACCCGGCCGAATCCGTGGCCGTTGATGTCGCTTATGAAGGCTCCGGCAGTGGCGACTGGCGCACTGACGGGTTCATCGTGGGTGTTGGCTATAAATTCTGATTAGCCAGGTAACACAGTGTTATGACAGCCCGCCGGTTCAGGCGGGCTTTTTTGTGGGGTGAATATGGCAGTAAAGATTTCAGGTGTACTGAAAGACGGCACAGGAAAACCGGTAGAGAACTGCACCATTCAACTGAAAGCCAGACGTAACAGCGCCACGGTGGTGGTGAACACGGTGGCCTCTGAAAATCCGGATGAAGCCGGGTGTTACAGCATGGAGGTGGAGTATGGTCAGTACAGCGTCATTCTGTTGGTGGAGGGATTTCCTCCGTCACATGCCGGGACCATCACCGTGTATGAAGATTCTCAACCGGGGACGCTGAATGATTTTCTCGGTGCCATGTCGGAGGATGACGTCCGTCCGGAGGCACTGCGTCGTTTTGAACTGATGGTGGAAGAAGCAGCGCGTCACGCAGAGGAGGCGAAGAAGAATGCCGGAGAAGCAGAGACGTCCGCGAGGAATGCCGGCATATCAGCCAGTAAGGCGGAAGCGAGCGCCGCAAATGCTGATACTTCAGCAGAGGATGCATCGGAGTCAGCCCGGCAGGCGGCAGAAAGTGCAGCCTCAGCAAAGCAGTCAGAGGATGCGTCCTCGTCCTCGGCTTCTGCGGCCGCTCAAAAAGCCAGTGAGTCATCACAAAGTGCAGCAGAAGCTGAATTGTCAAGAAAGACGGCAGAAAGTGCAGCCGGTAATGCAGCCAGGGATGCAACGACCGCAGCAGAAAAAGCCCGGGAGTCAGCAGAAAGCGCACGGTCAGCGGAACAAAGCAGGATAGCGGCGGAAGAGGCCGTAAACCGAATCCCCACCGTGGTGGGACCTTCCGGGCCAAAGGGGGAACAGGGGCCCGCGGGTCCTCAGGGGCCGAAGGGTGATAAGGGAGAGCGCGGTGACACCGGCCCTGTCGGGGCAACCGGCGAACGGGGACCGGCAGGTGATGCTGGTCCGGCAGGCCCGCAGGGGCCGAAAGGTGACAGGGGAGAGCGGGGAGAGACCGGTCTGACGGGAAATGCAGGTCCACAGGGTCCAAAGGGAGATACCGGTGCGGCAGGCCCGGCAGGCCCACAGGGACCGAAAGGAGAAACAGGTGCGGCTGGCCCGGTGGGGGCAACCGGACCTCAGGGACCGAAGGGCGACCCGGGGGAGACACAAATACGGTTCCGTCTGGGGCCGGGAAACATTATTGAGACAAACAGCAATGGCTGGTTCCCGGATACAGATGGCGCACTCATCACCGGACTGACCTTTCTTGCCCCCAAAGATGCCACACGGGTTCAGGGTTTTTTTCAGCATTTGCAGGTCAGGTTTGGTGACGGGCCGTGGCAGGATGTTAAGGGGCTGGATGAAGTGGGCAGTGATACAGGCAGAACAGGAGAATGACATGAACATATTAAAAAAAATTATGCAGCGTCTGTGCGGTTGCGGAAAGCATGATGACCGTGAAGACGGGGAGTTACTTACAGCACAGCTGCGACTGGGACCGGCAGACATTCTGGAGTCAGATGAGAATGGCATTATCCCGGAGCAGGACAGGGTAATCACGCAGGTGGTGATACTGGATGCGGATAAAAAGCAGATACAGTGCGTGGTAAGACCGCTGCAAATCCTGCGTGCTGACGGGACGTGGGAAAATATTGGCGGAATGAAATAGCCGACAGCTTCACAAAAACCGGAGTCCGGCTCCGGTTTTTGTTGTCATGTCAGGTGGATGTTTGTTAGGAATGTTCAGACAGGTTTATTTTGAATTTACACAGAATCCTAAACAGGTTCGAAAATTAAGAAAGAGGTTGTATGTTTAGCATAAGAACCCTACTACCTATTAGCGCCAGCGTATCAGTTCCGACAAAACAATCTCAATCCATCCCAATAACTTTAGCAGGGAGAACAATCGAAAAAGCGCAAGAGAAAGAAGGATTACTTGTTTTTTTAGGAATGAAATCCGTTAATGACTATACTCTTAATATTCTTGGCCAAAATGTTTCAAGAGTCACAACGGGGAAAAAACCGTATGATTTATTATTCCTGAATGATGCTACAAAACAAGATTTTGATAAAAGGAAAATGGAGTTTACATATCCTGGAGCAAATAAAAGCCATCTACAATCAAGTAATAGCGATGTTGTTGCTGCTGCAGCTATAAGTATTACAGCGACAGAGATGAAAACCATCCTGCCAGATGATTTAACACCAGGAAAATACAAAAAAATTTATCTGTCTGGGGATGGTTCTGCTGGTCTACCACTTCTTAAGTGTGGAGATGAATTTTTATCGCCGACAGATATTGTCGACCGCATTGTTCAACATAATCTTCATGAGATTGATGATATCAGATTAACATCCTGTAACTCAGCCAACATATTAAAAAACAAAGACTTCTCTCCTGATGAAATAGAGAAATCCGCAAATATGAATAACGGCTGGTTGGCTAGGGCATTATTTGGTCAAAAGAGTTCTTTAGCAGAACACGTCTATGCCGAGTTTGAACGTCGCGGAATTAACGTTTCTATATCAGGTTACCATGGCACTGGCGTTTTTTATGTACCAGAGCATGGTAAACCAATAACACATCTACGCTCCACAACTGTGCCTGCAACACCTGAACATACTGTAAGAAGAAGCGACTACAGAGCCACTTTGGGTAGAACTCAACCCATAGATATTGAGTAATTGAGCCAGCATATACACTTGATGGTTAGGAAACAGAATCATTGTTTTAAACATTTCCTGGCCATTAATATTGTCGGCGGGAGCATATCCAGGACTGGCCGGCAAACCGGGAACGCGATCTGTTGCCATGGAAAGTTGATCTGAGCGCTCAGTAAATATCAATACGGTTCTGGCGAGCCGCTTACGATGCATGAGAATCACTAATAGTATGTAATTATTACATTTTATTTACAATGCTGTTTCTGTTGGTCTGCATCCATAATTATGAAATGCTGACTTATGGTGTCAAAATAACACATATTCCTTTCAATAATCATTTCTTTTACTATCTTTTCCCTGCTGAGAGGGTGGGGTAGATGTTCTCTTGTGAGATTCATGAATGCAGACTTATCATAAAGAGTGCATATGTTGGAGTTCAGTGCGTTCTTGACAAAAACCCCTTTTTCTGGAACGCATAATGTTATTGGGCACTTAAGAAATTGTGTGTCGCAAGAGAATTCATCAGGATTTACAACAAATGAATGAGAATGGATTTTATTTTTAAGGGCGTTTTCGGCCCCTTTTTTCCATCCTATATTTGAAGATAATTGAAGCATAAAATCCTGAGATATTTGTGCAAAACTTCGTCCGTTGTTGATCTGCTGTTCCAGGTTGCGAGCAATAGTGTTTTGTCTCGCCATAAATATGGAGAAATGATTACTGCATACAGGATTTAGGTGATGCTGCCAACTTACTGATTTAGTGTATGATGGTGTTTTTGAGGTGCTCCTGTGGCTTCTGTTTCTATCAGCTGTCCCTCCTGTTCAGCTACTGACGGGG